ACAGGCGAATCCATTAAGAGTTGAGGAAAACTATAACGAGATACGAGATAGCCGTAAATCAGCTATAGAAAAGCCCTCAGAACGTGAAGAATATCTTTGTAAACATATGAATCACTTTTTACCTTCTAACAGTGGCGAAGCGTATGTAAATGTGGAAGACTTGCGAAAATGTAAAATGGATGATTTCGATTGGTCAGGCCGTCAAGTTTGGCTAGGTTTAGACTTGGCCATGACGAATGATAACTGTTCATTCTCGATAGTGACAGAGGAAGACATGCAAATATATGCGGATTCCTATGCATTTGTGCCGACTGAACGTATTCCTGATAAAAACCGAGTGGAGAAGATCAATTATTACGATCACATTAAGTCAGGTAAATGTTTTTCTTGCGGTGATATGACTGTAGATTATGGCTTTATTGAACAAAAGGTTCTGGAAGTAGAAGAACAATTCAATGTCATTGTTATGGGTGTAGCGTATGACCGTTATAACTGCCTTTCTACAGCTCAGAAACTAGAAAAGGAAGGTTTAGTTACTGTAGAAGTAAAACAGCATTCAAGTGTATTACATCCAGCTACAAAGCTGTTACGAGAAAAGATTATGAACAAAGAGTTTCACTATACCGAAAATGAATTGCTAGAAGAAAACTTTCAAAATGCAAAAGTTACTGAGGATACAAACAAAAATATTTATGTTAATAAGAAAAAATCAACTGGCAAGGTCGATATGGTTGTAAGTCTAATCAATGCAATCTTTTTACTGCAGCATGATGTCATCTTTAATCCTGATGCTGATTGGGGCGCACAAATCATTTAAGGAGGTGAGATTGTGGGATTAATTAAAGAATGGCGTGAATGGCGTAATTATAGACAAATTCAGGAATTTCGTGAGAGTGGAATGGATGAATTATTGCTGCAGGCAGGGTTAGCAAATGCTGTTTTAACAAAGGAAGAAGCGCTAAGTATACCTAGTGTTGGCACCTGTGTAGATTTAATTTCGGGTCTTATTGCTACTCTACCTATCAAATTGTACAAAGAAAACAGCGGTAAAGTTGAAGAAATGGAAGATGATAGACGCATCATTTTGCTTAATGATGAGACACACGATACACTAGATGGCTTCCAATTTAAAAAAGCTTTAGTAACTGATTATTTATTAGAGGGTGCAGGGTACGCATATATCAACCGGAGAAGAAATGATGTTGAAAGTCTCCACTATGTTGAAAATCGAAATGTATCGGTGCTAGTTGGCGTTGATCCAATATTTAAAAGCTATGATATATCCGTTAATGGTGTGAACTATCGCGAATTTGAATTTATAAAAATCGCTCGAAATTCTAAAGATGGTGTGACAGGTAATGGAATCATAAAGGATCACAATAAAATATTATCTGTTGCATATAATACGCTTGATTTTGAGGATTCACTTGTTAAAACAGGTGGAAATAAGAAAGGGTTCTTAAAGTCATTAGGCCGATTGTCAAAGGATGCAATTGCGGAATTAAAAACAGCCTGGAACAATTTATACAAGAATAATACAGAAAATATTGTTGTATTGAACAATGGCTTAGATTTCAAAGAGGCATCGAGTACATCGGTTGAAATGCAGCTGAATGAAAACAAAAAGACCAATTCAAGCGAAATAAATAAACTTTTCAAAGTACCCGACAGCATTTTGGATGGTTCGGCCAATGAAGAAGTGCATACAAACTTTATTAAAAATTGCATACTGCCGATTATTCGAGCAATTGAAACGGCATTGAACAAGGACTTGCTTCTTCCATCGGAAAAAGGGCAGTCTTTTTATTTTGCTTTCGATATGAAAGAGCTTGTCAAAGGTGACACCGAAAAACGCTATAAAGCTTACGAAATTGCCCTTAAAAATGGGTGGATGCAGGTAGACGAAGTTCGTTATTTAGAAGATCAACCACCACTTGGTTTAGATTTCATTAAGTTGGGCTTGCAAGATGTATTATATGATCCGAAAACAAAGACAATTTACACGCCAAACACAAATAAAACCGCTGATATTTCAGATGGTGGCCACGAAAACGAGAAGGGAGGTGAAGAAATTGAGGATTGAAATTAGAGAAAATCAAGTGTTGCTCGATGGTTATGTAAATGCTGTGGAGCGTGAAAGTCGTATTTTACCTTCACCAAGAGGTCGATTTAAAGAAAAAATCCGTGCTAAAACGTTCGAAAGAGCTTTAGATAAGGCGGAAAACGTTGATTTATTATTTAATCACGATAAAAACCGTAAGCTTGGATCCTTACAAGAGGGCAATTTGCAACTGTATGAGGATAACATTGGTTTACGCGCTATCGCTCATGTATCTGATGAAGAAATCATTCAAAAAGCAAAAGATGGCAAGTTAAAAGGCTGGTCATTTGGCTTTGTTGATAATAAGCCATCGTGGGAAGACGGGGAAGATGGCATTCAGAAACGCACATTAGAGGACATCGAGCTATTAGAGGTGTCTATTTTAGATAAAACGCCAGCTTATGTTGCTACTTCAATTGAAGCTCGCGGAGAAGATCAGACAATTTCAGAAACTCGCGGAGCAGATTTTAAAGCTGAGATTGAAAATCGCTCAGAAGATACAAGTAATAAAAAAGATATTGATTATTCAATGTATGAAAAACAAATTGAGCTTTTAAAGTTGAAAGGTGGAAACTAACATGAAAAAAGATATTAAGAAATTTATTGAAACACGTTCTATGCCGTCTCTAGTTGAGCAGCGAAACAACTTATTAGATGAAATGGATAATTTACTAAAGGGGGCAAAAGAAGAAACTCGAGCACTAACGGAAGAAGAAGCTACTCGTTTTGATGAAATCAAAAATGAAATTGCTGGACTTGATAAAACGATTACTGCATTAGATGAAGCACGTTCTTTGGATAAAAAAGTACCTGCGAAACAAGCTGAACAGCGTACGCAAGAAGAAGCCGAAACGCGTGCTTTCGATCATTACATTCGTGGTTTAGTAGAGGAAAGAGCAGATGTTAATTTAACAGTAGGCGCAAACGGGGCCGTAATTCCTTCTAGTATTGCAAACAAGATCATTCAAAAGGTATACGACATTTCACCAATTTATCAATTGGCAACTCGCTATAATGTAGGCGGTACATTAAGTATTCCATACTATGATGAATCTGCAGGAACTATAGAAATGGCTTATTCTGATGAATTTGTGGATTTGGAATCTACTAGCGGTAAGTTTGGATCAATTGAGTTAAAAGGTTTCTTAGCAGGTGCCTTAAGTAAAGTATCCAAATCACTTGTTAATAACTCACAATTTGATCTTGTTTCGTTTGTAGTTGGGAAAATGGCTGAATCAATTGCTAAATGGATTGAAAACCAATTGTTAAACGGTACACCAAACAAAGTAACTGGTCTTTCAACAGTTACGCAAAGTGTGACTGCAGCAGCTGCAACAGTATTAACAGCTGATGAATTAATTGATGTACAAGAAGAAGTACCTGATGCTTTCCAGGGTAATGCTATTTGGATCATGAACAAAACAACGCGTAAAGCTATTCGCAAATTGAAAGATGGACAAGGTAACTACTTATTAAACAAAGATGCTACCGCACGATGGGGCTATACTTTATTAGGAAAAGATGTGTATACATCTGATAATATGCCAGGAATGGAAGCAGGTAAAACGGCTATTTTCTACGGTGATATGTCAGGGCTTGCAGTAAAACTTGCTGAAAATGTTTCAATCGAAATTCTACGCGAAAAATATTCTACTCAACATGCAATTGGTGTTGTAGGCTGGATTGAAATTGATGCTAAGGTTGAAAATGCTCAAAAAATCTCTAAATTAGTTATGAAATCAGCGTAGGGGCTATACTCTACGCTTCTTTTATTGGAGGTGACAGAATGAAAGTAAAAGCACTTGTAAGTTTTTCAGGTAGCGTCACAATGTCAAAGGATGAAGTTAAAGTGCTGCCAAAGAATGTGGCAGATGATTTGTTACAAGCTGGCCACGTAGAGGAAGTTGTTGTGAAAAAGCAGGTGAAAACTGATGCAGGTTAGTGAAATTACACCAGTTGAACTGGCTAAATATGCGCGAGAAGACGAAACAGAATCAGATGTTATTTCGACTTTTACACTTATTTTATCCGCTGTAAAAGCTTATATAAAAGGATATACAGGGCTATCAGATGAACAACTGAACACAAAAGAAGACATTTCAATCGCTGTTTTTGTGCTTTCGAATGAAATGTATGAAAATCGCATCTTTACGGTGAAGGATAACAACGTGAATAAAGTTGTTCAATCTATTTTAGATATGCATTCAATCAATTTACTTTGAGGTGAGATTATGAATCCTGGAGATTTAAGACACAGAATTGAAATCCTCACTAATCAAAAGGCTAAAAATGAGTTGGAAGAAACCATTTATAAATTTATACCTTTAAAAAAATTATGGGCAGCTATCATTCCACAAACTGGCTCGTTACAAAAACAGGTAGCGGATACGATCCTAACAAATGTTACACATAAAATCATTGTTCGATATAACGCTGGAAAAGACATTACAAAGGATATGCGTATCAGATATAAGGACCATGAGTTTGAAATCAAATATGTTCTCAATCCTTATTTCAAGAATGAAACACTTGAAATCTTTGTCCAGGAGGTGTTGAAGTGAGCATTCAAATGAACGGTTTAACTGACTTTCAACGTGATTTATTTGATGTGGCCACTAGGCAAATACCAAAAGAAATGCCAAAATTAATGCGGAAAATCGGCACCAAAGCAAGGACAAAAGTAGCCAGTAAAGCACGTAGCCTCGTGAAAAAGAAAACAGGCAAGTACCATAAGAAATGGAAGCGAGGTAAAGTCTTTGTGGGTTATCAAGGTGAGCTTGTTGTCCGTGTTTATAATTCATCCCCGCACGCTCATTTAGTAGAAGATGGCCATAGAATGGTTGACCACGATGGAAATGATTTAGGTGTCTTTGTTCATGGTAAAAAACCATTAGACAAAGGTATGCGTGAATTTGAGTCCTCTGGTGATGTAGAAAAAGAAACAGTAAAATGGCTAGATGAATTGTTGAGGAAAAAGAAACTATGATTACTTTTAAACAAATTAAAACGACAATCAATAAGAAACTGCAGTCTAATTTTATTGATATCGATGTTTCTAGTAAATCAGCTAATGAAGGATTTACACGGCCATCGTTTAAATTGGAATTAGATAATGTGAAGCGTGAGGGCTATTTAACACAAGTTGAAAAGTCTTGTACGGTTCGCATTTTTTATTTTCCTACAGATGAAAATGATAATGCAATTGAATTGCTAGATGTTCAAGAAGCACTGGGTAATTTATTTGACCTTAAATTTTCTGTGGAAGACCGCCATTTAGATATAGTCGAACCTAATTTTGATGAGATCGATGGTGTATTGCAATTTGAATTTGACCTTCAATTCTTTGACGGCCGTGAATACGGTGAGGGAAGTTCAAGTTCAAATACTAATTTCGAGGATGAAATTAAAAAC